GAAACGCTGAGAGAGATACCGCATGGATGCGCCCATCTCTCCATCCGGTCCACCGGAATGCAATAACAGATGATATATTGTAACTGTAAATATTTCGATGATAAAATATGTTTCCCGGGTAATTTGCCCGGGATTTTTTATTGCATTTCTTCTATATATATGTTATCATAACACGTGACCAGAACGCACAAAATGGTCAGAAAAAAGAACAATTCTTTTCGCCGCGTAGCTGCGGCGTTTCTTTTTGCCCCGGAGATCCCCGGGGCTTTTTTGTTGGCCGATTACTGGCGATTACACCATTCCTGTAACGCCTTGACCATAGCAGAAGGATTACTGATCACGCCGTCTACAGGTGTGCCGAGCTTTTTCTGGAGCGCGCGGATGGTCTGCGGTCCAATATAGCCGTCTTCTGTGGTTTCGACCCATTTTTGCATAGCTCTGATCAGGTCAGAGCCGCCAGACAGTTCGTCAGACCATTCGGCCGCCGTAATGCCAACGCAGTATTCTTTATTGGCTGTCGGCTGATCGCTGATCACGCCGTCTACTCCGGTTTTAAAAATCTCCTGCAAGCGTTTGGTCAGCTCCGGTCCCCATACTCCATCAACCGAAATCGCTTTTACGGTCGATTCTTCTTTCGGAGCTGCTCCGCCGTAAGTGCAATACTTAGTATGGCAGTTAATCCAGCCAGCGCCAGAGAGCAACCGTCCCCAACTCGTATTCTTGATTTCCGTCACCGTATAGCTGCCCTTATCCCGGATTACTCCGACGATTTTACTGTCTGCATCTGGTGCACTTCTAATATTAAGCGCTGCATCGTTGACTTTATAGATTCCAGGCTCGTATTTCGTATTTTCCGGCTGCTTCGGCGTGTTGGATGCGCCGCTGATCAACTTCTTGAAGCGACCCCAGTCATCCCTTTCCATAATCTGGCTAGGGCAGTGCTTGCTGCAGATATCATAGTGCCGATATACCCTGGATGCCGGGATTCCGGTCTCCCGCATGATCTCTTTGACGACCGCTACCGTGTTCTGAAACGCTTTTTCGTAATTATATCCCGCCTGCACGCACATCTCAACGCCGATGCTACTACGGTTGCCATAGCGTCCAAACAGGTTATTACCACCATAATTAACCCCGACATGCCAGCATCCGCGACTATGCGGTGCGGCCTGATAGGCTGTGTCACCGTCATCAACGTAATAGTGGGCAGACATATTGGACAGCTCACCATTATGCTGCGCTTCTGCGTGTGTGCGGGCATCGGCATCCGCTCTGAAATTATCTGTGTTGTGTACGACAATGCATCGCGGGTCGTTCTCGGCGTAAGTGTTGGTGTTGCTGATTAATGATCTGTCAATTTTCATATTTACTCCATTCTTCCGACGAATTGCGCCGGCGCAAAAAAAGGACGGGCATTCGCCGTCCTCACTCCAATTTCTGTGTCTGCTTAACGATCTGATTTACATAGTTGCTCAGTCCCGCCACAAGGATGCCCTGTGTGACTGCCGTAAAGACTGCCATTGCCGCCTGCTGGCCTGTGCTCACCTCACTAGTAGCCAGTACCCAGGTGGCACACAGTACGATACTCACGCCGCCGAGAATCAGAGGAATATACTTGTCCTTTACAGCCTGTGCCTGTTTCAGGCCCATGCCCAGGAAGTACAGGACAATAGCTACAATGATCAGTTCCGGTTTTACATAATTCATAATCTGTTCCATATCAATCACCTTTCTTTTTTAAGTGTAATTCATCAATTTCCTGCTTCATCTTTGTGACCATACCGTTTCCACCAAGCGCGTGATAGGCTTCGTACATTTCGCAGAAATTCTGGTACGCATAGGATGGAATATCTCCAAGCTGTGTGTACTTGCTGTGGTACTCAATCAGCTGGACTCTGAGTAGTAACATAGTTCCCTTACTGTTCGCGTCTCGATCCCTTTTCTGATTTTTTAAGAGCCAGACGATGTAGCCCAGCAGCACTGGAAGTGCTATCGTATATGTCTGCATTAATATTTCATTCACTGCTCTGTCTCTCTTTCCCACTATTGAACGCAGAAGAAGGACCGTTTCCGGCCCTACTCAGTTTTTTCCTTTTCTTCCAGCTCTGCAGTGTACTTATCATACTCATCCCAGATGTCGTTCTCGAATTTGTCAACAACATCATCGATATCCTTTTTATTGGCACGATACTTTCTACCGTTGTTGATGTAGCGATTGATGATTGGAACATCCGGATGTTTTGCATCCATATTGGCGTCCATAGACACAACGGTCTCGCCGTCAACTGTGATGATTCCAGAATAATGAATGTCCTTTGTGTAAGTTGCTTCTACTGCCATAGTTTTGTCCTCCTGAAAATTAATTTGTATCTCCAGAGATATTATCTCTCATGGATTCAAGTTCACTTCTTAGATCCGCAACCTCTATTTCAAGGTTCGATCTTCTTTCTTTTTCGAGCTGTAGCTCATGCGTTATTACCGCAATCAAATTGGTATATACCATACTATAGGTATCAATATAGCCATCCTCAGTGTTCTTCCTGTCGTGGTGTACCAGATCCAGCTCGTCTTCTCGGATTCCGAGTTCTCGCATGGCTTCTACGACATCCTGTGCGACGAATCCATAACAAATGCGCCCATCACCGTCAATCATCCTATACTGAACTGGTTTTAAGCGATCGAACAGCTCTGAATGAATATCCGTCTTATTGATCTTGCTCTCACCGAGTGGAAATATGTTTGTTTTGGCGCGGCGATCGGATGTGACCTGTGGGGAGTTTTTAACAATCAAACGCTCCCATACTCTTCCACTATCTCCTAACATAATCTTTTCGGAGTACGCCTTGGTCGGTGCGAACGCTCCAGTATACACTCCTCCAGACCAGCCACAGCCATAAAATTCGACCTCTGCCTGATAACCTTTCTTCTTTGATTCAAGAATAATGCTACCGTTACCAATATCGAAGTTTGCTTTGTTGTTGGCATCCGAGTAAGTATTTACAACAAAAGAATCGTCAACAGCTCCGGCTATACAGCTTCCAGAAGAACTTGATGTCTCCAATACAGATTCGTGGACACCTTTAATATCTACATATTCGCTCTGGATTGACAGAGCCGCATTGCCGGATTTTGTTTCAACCAAAATCTTACCGACACCGCCACATAACTCAATAACCGCATCTTTTGCGTTCTTTCCAAGCTGGATCAACTTATCACCATAATATGCGAGTGTCGTTCCTGCCCGGTTAAGAATCTCAAATGCTGATGCTGAAATCTTAGTCCGATAGCCAGACCAAGATCCGCTGGTTTTATTACCAACTTCCAATCCGGTCCCATCAGTAAACTGCATAAAGTTGGTGGCTGTTTTTGCTGCTTGTAAAGGATTCGCATTAATTGAACCAGATGGTAAAGAAGCTAATTTGGTTGATGTCCACGTCACTGTATATGGACCAGAACCTTGAGTATAGTTAAATACTCTCAGCTGTCCCCACGATTCATGTAATCTTGTTATAAGGCCCCACGTTGAAGTAGTCTTTTTATAAATCCATAACGACCATCCGCCTGAAGATCTTAGAAAATCCAATCCAGGATCTGAGTTATTTGCAGAGATAAAACTAAACTGGACATCTGTTGTCTCAAAACCTCTGCCACCAAGTTTAAATGTTGTTGGATGATTTGCATACGAACCTGTGATCTTTATTGTAGCAAATTCGACATAAAGATTTGACTCACCGTTTCCATTTACCGTATGCACTACCTGATTTGCGTCCTTACCTGCAGCGCCCTGTGGACCTTGAGGACCAGTTGCTCCAGTTGCACCTTTATCTCCCTGAGGACCTTTATCGCCTTTTACACCTTGAGGACCTTGTGGTCCCTGAGGACCAGTTGCTCCTTTATCCCCTTTATCACCTTTGGCTCCAGTATCACCATACGAACCGATAATGCACGGTGCTGTTGTGCTTGCTATTGTGCCGTCGGTATACTTCACAACTTCGTAATTCCAGAGATACTTTTTACTTGCCGAAACGGACTGCACAGAAGTTGTCCAGCCGCTTGTAGATGCTGTTACTCCGCTGGAAGATGCCGTTGCCAGGTAATAATTGACTACTGATCCAATACTCTTTCCATTGGTGCCATTTGCACCATTGGTTCCCATACGGCCGACACTATATATCGTGGATGTTGTGTCGTCAGTGTAAGTGATGATTGTACGTGTCCACAGATACTGCCCCGCGGATGCAGATGGCACAGACCCAGACCATGTGCCAGTTGGAACTGTTGTTCCGGAAGTTGAAACCTGGTATGCAACAGATGTCGATTTAACCCCCTTACCCGTATCACCCTTATCACCTTTGGCTCCAGCCTCGCCTTTGATTTTCGCCCACTTATACGTTCCGACACTTGTAGGATCATCTTTTGCATAGTCCACGCATGTTCCGATATAAGCGCCAATATCCTCACCACTGTTCCCGGTGAATGTCTTCCCACCGTCATTGCTATATTTGATGTGCAGATAACTGGTTTTCCCGTCTGCTCCATTGGTACCTGAAATTCCCTGTTTTCCCTGTGGCCCCTGCGAACCTTCCAGCTGCTGCCAGCTGTACTTCTTCGGATCATCCGAATCCGTCTGTGTAAAATCCACATACGTTCCAATGTATTTTGACGGTGTCTCTGTCATCTGAGACGCAGAGGTCGGATTCGAAACCGCAGAATATTTGATGTGAAAATACGTCGTTTTTCCATCTTTTCCGTCAGCGCCTTTGGGTCCCTGAATTCCCTGGTCACCTTTTTCACCCTGCAGGCCGCGCAAGCCCTGCGGACCCTGTTCTCCCTTAATTTTAGCCCATATATACGAGCCAACTGTCGTCGGATCCGTCTGATTGAAATCGGTACATGTTCCAACATAATCTCCCGGTGTCTCACCACTGTTCGCTGTAAAAGTTTTACCCCCATCATTGGAATACTTGATATGAAGATAGGTAGTTTTTCCGTTCGATCCATCTTTCCCAGGAAGGCCCTGCGTACCTTTTTCGCCCTGTAACCCCTGAAGCCTATACCATGTATATTTTCCAGGATCGTTTGAATCCATTTCCGTAAAATCTACGTAGGTACCAATATAAGTGTTGGGAACCTCTGTCATCTGGCTTGCAGACGTCGGATTCGAAACTGCAGAATACTTAATATGAAAATATGTTGTAGCTCCGTTCTGTCCATCTTTTCCAGCAATACCTCGCTCCCCCTGTGGTCCCTGGATTCCCTGCAGTCCCTGCGTGCCCTGCGGTCCTTGAATCTTTGTCCACTTGTATTTAGATGGGTCGGTAGAATCTGCCTTTGTATAGTCCGTATACACACCGATGTACGTCTTACCGGTTGATTCAGTAATAGAAAAGCCTGTCTTTCCATCCGCACTCGTTGCATAAGCGATATGAAAATACGGTGTTTTTCCATCTGCTCCCGGCTTTCCTTGGATTCCCTGCGTACCATCGGCACCTTTAATCTTACTCCAAGCATATTTCGTTGGGTCTGTGCTGTCCGCTACGACCTCATCTACATACATTCCGACATAATCACGATCCGAATCAGAAACGGAGAAACTGACCTTTCCATCAGAGCTATTTGCATAAGCAATATGCGTATACGTGGATTTGCCACTTTCGCCCTTTGGTCCCTGGATTCCCTGATCACCCTTATCGCCCTGCAGGCCGCGCAGTCCTTGCTCGCCCGGATCTCCCTTATCTCCTTTCGGCCCCTGAAATTTGCTCCAATGATACTTCGCCGGATTGGCGCTGTCAGCCTTGGTAAAATCCACGTATTGGCCTATATACGTTTTATCGACGGCGTTGGTTGTCGAAAAGCCTGTCTTTCCATCCGCGCTTGTTGCATAAGCGATATGCAGATAACTGGTTTCACCATTCGCACCGTTTTCTCCAGGGGTTCCATCGGCGCCGTCCTCTCCGTCATCGCCCTGAAATTTTCGCCAGGTGTACTTGGTCGGATCTGTACTGTCCTCCAATATATAGTCCACGTAGGTACCGATATATTTTCCTGTATCCTTCCGCAACTGATTTGCTGTCGGGTTCGGAACATCAGCATATCTCACATGGAAGAAACTAGTCAGACCATTCTTTCCGGGCTCTCCCGCAATTCCCTGCTCTCCAACAACCTTTACCCAGGTATAGATGCTCGGGTCTGTAAGTACCGGCTGTTTTGTCGTCTGATTGTATGCGATACCCATGTATGTCTTTCCAGCTGATTTGAGCGATATTCCGCCGCCCGTTTCCGTATCAGCAAACACAACCCAAGTGTAAAACGTCCGGTTCTTTGCCAGTTTTTCAAACTGTGCAGCCAGGCTCTCCATCTTTTCTGAAATTCCACTCGATTTCAGCTTGTATTCGCCCAGCGTTGCCGTGTACTCATCATTGCAAATGGAGGACTCCAGTTTCATGATTCTTGCAGACAAATACAGTTCTCCGGTATCGTCTACAATATTCACCGTATCGCCGATTTTAATCCCATCCGGCAGATACGCCAGCTCTACTTCATAGGAAACAGCCGCATCGTAGATCTTTTTCAGCTTTGAAACTGCCCTGTTGCAGAGTTCTGACTTGCTGGTAGTATCGTAAGTGTACGACTGGACGATATGTCCCGTACCACTTCCTTTTTCGGAAAGATACCGGCTCCATTTGGCCACTGCGCTCCGGGAATAAATCGTACTGCCGGACAGATATATATCGCCGTCATCATACTTATACCCTTTCAGATTGATCGGCGTTTCACTGTCTTCCGGATATCCGCCGGTAACGGAAAGTGCCGTAGCCAGATCTTCTACTGAACTTTTTACAATGATATTTTTCACTTCCCGGTTGATCCGAAGTTCTCGCCCCTGATCTACGCCGCGCTTCTTATGCAGGTTGATATATTTGTGCTTGATTTTCAACCGGTCGATTTCAAAAGTATAGGAAACTTCCGCGTCAAACTGCGTGGCAACGCTCAAAATACGCTCAGAAGCGGTGGTCTCACCCTCCCAGGACAGTTTCCGGTTATAATTGCTGACCTCATTGATTCCAATTTCAAAGCCGGAATCGTCGCTGAATTTTTCAACATAGTAGCTCGCTGGATATGCCTTGTCTGCTTTGTATTCGCCAACTGTCTCGTTCAGGAGATCCATACCGGCATCCTCGGCATAGATTTCTACTTCCTGTTTGAAAATATTTTCTTCGCTGGTAATGATCGTATAAAATTCCTGCTCATCGCCATTCTTCCGAAGAATATAATTGCCAACAGAACCATACTGTTTCGCATCATTCCGCGTGCTCGCCGTGTAATTCAGCGTAAATTCTAGTGTAGCAACACCTGCTTCCACCTCTTCTGTTTTCAGATCATCAGAAATGTACAATCCCTTCGGTAGCTCTGTGCTTGCCTGCCCAAGGACATTCATATGTCGGTCCGCAAAATATAAAATCATAGAAACACCTCCCTGTATTTCATTGTGTATGTTGGCTGTGTTGCCCAGTCCGATGCAATGCATTGGATCTGATTCATTCCAGGCTGCAGGCAAAAGTTCTCCCAATCGTTGCCCAACGCACCAAGATCCTGTCTCGGAAGTCCCTGTAACATGACCTCTCCATTGCTACAGTCAGCTGTCAAAACCTGATTTACCGAAAATTTATTCGGAATATCACGCCATTTTTCTACATTGTCAATTCTCACGAAGATGCCGCGGAAATAATTTCTGGTGACAAGCTGATTTCCTGTATTTCGACTTCCCCACTGTCCCAAATACAATTTCACTGTTGCCACTTTCACATTTTTTAATTCTGGAACTGTAAATTCCGGATAACTGCCCTTCCAGAAAAAACGTATTTTCTCTCCATGTTTCATCATGTCGCTTGCGCCATACGTTTGGCTGTATGGGTTTGCATCTTTTCGATGGCAAGGTTCAAAAGTATATGTTTTGACGATACGCGGGTTGTTTCCACCTACCCACATATTCATGTGCGCTGTGTTTCCGATCGTATCGGTTTTGTATATCTCCTGGCAGCAGATCATTTTTCCGTTCGCATCGCAGAAAGCAATCGCCTGGCAGCCCGTCTGCCCCATAAGACCAGTTTCAAACCAGCTGTTCATGTAACAATAGAGGTGCGTCGCTCCCTTTGCTCCATTGGAATCTACCACATCAATAGATTTCATAGCTCCATTCCAGCCGTTTGTGTTTGGACTTACATATCCACTGCTGGCCAGATACAGACCTTTGATGCTGTCTACGCTCATGACACCCAGCTTTCCAGCCGTCTTGCTGTTACTGTATAAGAAGTTGCTCCCTGTATCATCTTTCCACGCCGCATCCTGTGACCAGACATATTGGTCAGCATAGCTTGTTATCAGTTCGCTTTTTTTGTATGTTTCTCCGTTCAACTCATCCGGATCACCGAACTGAAGAATTTTCTTGGAGTCATTTACAAAACCTACTACTCCATTTTCACTGTGCATTACTGCCTGAAGCTTTGGAAAGGCCCGATAAGTGCCGTTGTACGACACAATGAACGTTTTTCCGTCATCCGCAGTCGGATTCACCGTAAATTCTTCCACCGAATACTTGAATGGATCCGCGCAGTAAAATTCCAGCTCCGCAGTGATCGCATTTCTTCCCGCCGGCACTTCACTCGTTCCCTGCTTTGTTCCGATATAATATTTGTCCGGTTCATCTGCAAAAATAAGGGTTGCCTGTTCTGCATCCAGAAGAGCATTCAGTTTGTTGTAAGCACTGCGAAAAGCTGCATTATCTTCGGCTACCAGCTGATATCCCACCACAATAGTCCTTGGCTGATAACGCTTTCGTCGATACTTTGTACCGTCAGACACGCCTGTTTCCAGATCTGTAATCTCCGTACCCAAAATTTCCCGGCCGGACACATAAAGTGTCCGATAGCCGGGAATTACGTTCTCAAGATAACTTCCATTAAACATGAGAGCCTCCGAAGGCAGGTTCTGCCCTGGGTATCGCTCTGTGGTATCTACAAAGTTATACATTTATTCGCCTGCCTTTCTTTCGGTTCTCCCTTGTCTCCTGTTTCTCAATTTCTTCTCGTGTATACGTTGCAGTCGCTTTTCCAATCTCTCTTCCGTCCAGATTAACAGGTACATAGATGGTATATTTTCCATTGCTGCTGTACTGGTAGCTGTCGTCGTTCAGATCTTCATAGCCAGACCGGAGGCTCATTCCGATTTCCGGCGCAGGTGTAAGTTCCGGAACCTGTATCAATTCCATGGCGGCCTGCCTCGCCTCCTGCACATGATCCATAATGCCGTTGACCCAGCCGATACCGAAATAATTGCCGAGTTTATCTGTCACCCGTGATGGGCTGTGGATCTGTGCTCTCGCCCGGATCGCCGCCTCTGCAGCCGCCGCAAGCTGTGCCGCCACTGCTCTTACATGTCCAACCTGGCTTGCCATACCATTTGCAAGTCCCATTCCGATGTATGCGCCGCTGTTATAGGCACCGCCTGCCGATGATCGCATGGTAATTACAATCGAATTTGACATTGTTCCGGCCGTAGAGACCGCCTTTGACATTCCTGCTGAAACGCCATTGTTGAAATTATTTCCAACCGCTTTTCCAGAAGTTTTTGCCTTGCTTTCTCCCTGAGAAAACTGCTTAATTAATGCACTGATAGCGTTTTTTGCTTTGTTCCCCAATGCATCCAATCCGGAATTTACAACATTGACGCTCGATTTCATGCTCGTGAGCGATTTTTCTGCGCTCTTTGCATTTCCAGCAATTGACTTCATGCTGGAATTTACTGATTTCAGAGCAACTACCATAAGACCGGTTCCTGCGGCTCCGGCCACCATTGCCGCTGCAAATACACCAACTGTTACAGCTGCCGCGCCAGAAGATCCTGCCAAAATCACAAAAACCGCACTGGCCGCAGTACCTGATCCAAGTAATGCCGCCAATCCGGCTGCACTGACCTTTGCACCAGCCGCTACAAGTGGAAATGCTGCTCCCATAATTGTCAAACCTGCACCTGCCATCACAAGCGAAGCTCCAAGCACCGCTGCTCCGGCGGCCAATACAATTACTCCTGCGGCTGCAACCAGCGCAGTTACACCGACCAACGCAAGACCAACTCCGAGCGCGGTTGCGCCAATTCCTCCAACAGCAGCTCCGGTGCCAAAAACAATCATGCTTGCACCAAGCTGAGCAATAGCTACCGCTCCCTGGCTTCCATATTGTACGATCGAAGGAAGAACAGCAGACACAACCGCCAATGCCGCGCTGGCAATCAACGCACCTGCTGCCACCAAAACAATAGCGGCTCCAAATGCAATAAAGCCAACTGCTCCCACTGTCAATGCTGATCCAAGAGCAGCCGCTCCCACTGCCAGCAAAGCGATTGCCGCAACCATACCAACCATACATCCAATGGCCAGGGGACCGGCATTTGCAAGATTAATAGCCGCCAGGGATAACAATCCGATTCCAGCTGCCGCAATTAATACCGAGGCCCCAAACGCAACAAATCCAACTGCTCCGGCCGAAAGTGTTGGTGCTACATTTTTCGTTACCAACATCAAACCGGCAAGCGCTACGACCATTCCTGCCATACATCCAATGGCCAACGGACCAGCATTCGCCAACTGAATTGAAGAATACGCCAGCAGTGCCAAACCTGCGCTAATCATTAATACAGCCGCTCCCAATGCCAGAAGCGCCGGTGTCATCGCTGTTAATTTCTTCGACCCGCCAGACATAGACGAAAGCATCTTTGTCATACCAACTGCAAGTCCTACTACAACACCAATCAAACCACCAAAAACAGCGATTGCCCCTGGGCCAGCGTTGGTTACTGCAATTGCAGACTGCGCAAGCAAATAGAACCCAGCACTAATCGCCAGTACCCCGACACCCATCATCATAAAGGCCTTGGCGGATGCTACCATTTTCTTTGCACTGCCACCGCTTGATTTGCCAACCGCTTCCTGCCCTTTTGACACTTTAAATAAGCCAGGTGCAATTTTCCCAAGACCAGCCTTTGCCAGTCCTCCAACAGCTCCCGTAAATGCGCCAACAAACGGTACTACAGCTTTAACAATTTTAAAGCCTTTGTACGCAATCAAAAGTTTCGGAAGTGTTACCACCAACTTTGCAATTACATCCGAATGTTTTTCCAAAAATCCCGAAACTGCTACAGTTCCATCTTTAACCTTTCCCAAAATGGTTGAGAAATTTTCAATACTTTCTGTGCTGCCAAAAGAACCTGAAAGTTTCTTGATATCTCCTATGATCGCCCCAGCCGCATCGCCCAGCGCTGTTCCTGCTTCCACTGCATCCGTTTTGAAAATATCCCAATATGGTTTTGCTTTCTCAACCATTGCTTCTATTTTATCGACAGCCTTTTCGATCCCTTTTCCGCTGGCAAGCTTCTCATCGATTTTTCCAACCGCCTCAGTTGCGATGCCAACCAAACCTCTCATTTTTCCGCCAACCTGGTTGAATGCGGTAATTCCAAGTCCTTCCATAGCAGACTGCAGTTTCACGACATCGTGCTGCAGATTATCCATTTTTATTTCTGCCATTTCTTTGGCTGCACCATCGCTGTTATAAATGGCGTTTGTTAACTTGTCAAAATCCTCTGGTGCCGCGCTCACGATTGAAAGCAGGCCTGACATACCCTCTTTTCCAGCTAACGTAGCAGCATATTTGGCCTTTAACGCTCCCTCTGCTCCATAAGCCTTTTCCGTTAAATCTGCTAATGCTTCATTATACTTCTTTTCTGTCAGCTCTCCATTGGCATACTTTTCGTCAAGTTTTGCAAGATTCTCTTGGAACTGATCCATTGGCATTTTACATTGTCCAAATGCACCTCGCAGATCCGTTACAATGTCCATCAGAGACTTCATAGAGCCATCACTATTCTGCAAGGATGTACCCAAATAATCCATTGCGTCACTGATATCATCTGTTGGCTTGGCAAGATTTGTCAGGATAGTTCGAAGGCTGCTACCAGCCATACTGCTTTTCAACCCTGACGACGCCATGAGTCCGAGGGCAATGGCTGTATCTTCTACGCTGTATCCTAACGATCCAGCTACGGGAGCCGCATATTTAAAAGATTCGCCCAGCATAGCAACATTGGTATTGGAATTTGCCGAAGCTGCTGCCAGAACATCAGCAAAATGTGAAGCGTTGGAGACTTCTTTTGTAAAACCATCTTTGATAATTTTGGTGGTACCATCCGCCGATAAACCGAAAGCTGTCATAGCATCTGTTACGATGTCGGAAACGCCAGCCAAATCTTCTCCCGATGCAGCGGCCAGATCCATTACGCCTTCGATTCCATTTAACATATCCTCCGTTTTCCAGCCGGCCATTGCCATGTACTCCATCGCAGAAGCTGTCTCACTTGCGGTGTACTGTGTGATTTTTCCGAGCTGTTTCGCCTTTTCAGATAGCCGATCGAAGTCAGATCCTGTAGCCCCGGAAATAGCTGCTACAGATGACATAGCATTCTCAAAATTCGCACCAGCGCTTATTGCTCCTGTAGTCAGACTTTTTAATCCACTTCCGACTGCCGATACTGCCTTGGATCCGATCGCCGCCATAGCGCCGAATCCAATTCCACTTGTAAGCGTATTTTTCAGATTTTCAGCATAACTGCTGCATGATTTCATCATTGAGGAGAAGTTCTTATCTTCCGCGCACAAAACCGCCTTTACGCTATAAGATTCTGCCATCTGTTCACTCCCCTCTCTTTAGCAATTTGGATATTCCAGCGAATCGTGGATCACTCTTTTTATGCTTCTTTTCCTTCACATTTCTTAATTCTTTTTCATAGTCAAAGAAATTCCGGAACCTTTTATATACTGGCACTGTTTTCTTGCCGGATTTTTTTTGCGCTTGGGCCGCAAAATTCAGAAAGGCCTGCCGATGTGCCCTGTATTCGTCGTCTACTATTCGATATCTCAGCGCTTCCATCATAATTTCGTACTGTGCAATCGTCAGACGATCAACCTGCTCAAACGATGTGAATCCCAGATACCGGAAGCAACTGATTGCAACTTCCCGGTATTGTTCTTCAAAACTCACCTCTTCATGGGATATGTCACCTACTTCTTCGCTTTTTCTTCCTCGATCGTCTTCTCGAGATTCTGGACGCATTTCTTCGTAGCATTTGCATTCTTTAAGAAACCCATCGTATCTTCGAAGAGCTGATTGATATCGGTATCCGGATCATCAATATATTCATCCAGAATTTCTGTAGTTGCTCTCGGATTCTGCCCTTTATTAGCTACGAGTAACAGATCCTCAAGAGCCTCTACATCTCCGTCCATGATCCCTGCCACAGCGTATCTCAGGCCAATATTCTTCTTGGCATCTTTTACTCCGTCTACCGGCATGCTTACTTTCTTGTTCATTTCTCTCATGAATCCCATGCCAAAATTAAACTGATACACCTGTCCGTTGATTGTAAGTTCCATATCGTTTTTCTCCTTTACTATTCAAAAAGAGGACGATTTCTCGCCCTCAACACTTTTACGCTCCTGTTTTTGTCGTATCTGTAAATACGTAAGCTGCTATTTCCTGCTGCGCGGTCGTTACGGTTACATCACCTTTCTGACCGGTTCCATTGACACCAAAGGTAAGAGACACCTCCACCATATCTTCGGCGTTTGAAGTCTTTTCTACCTCCGTCACATAGCCCTGGAAGTATTTTCCTTTAAATTTATTGCTTCCGCCGGATGCTGGATCATCCAGATTTGCTTCCCAGATCTCGACCAGTTCATCATTGATCATGGCATCTTCAAGAGAGTCGATCAGTGTGTCGCCCTTGGCAAGAATACTGGTTGCCGTAATCTCAACCTCGGCTGCTCCCGGGGTACGGATCGTGCCATCCTTTGTCTCTGTGGTATCGGCATCCTTGCTTGTCGTTCTGCCGTTCTCTGTCGTAAACGCTAATGCTGTAGCTGCATTTTTAGCCGCATCTTTTTTAAGGCGGTACAGATAAACGATCTTTTTACCACGTACCGCATCTGCGAATAACTGTAAATCAATTGTTTTTCCCATGCTGTTCTCCTAACTAAATAAAAAAGTCACTTCCACGATACCGTGAAGAAGTGGCTGGTTGGTGGTTGTGTCCGGCAATATTCTCTGATTTAAGTCCTGCACGGACCAGGAAAAGTTGCCGGTATGTTCCAGATGTCTGCAAACCTGCTTGATCTGCAGAAGCATCTGCGAAACTGTGCCGCGCTGCCGCGGATTGTCGTGCCAAACGTGGATTGTCTGACTTACAGTGCCGAATACAGCCGTTTTGTTGGCCCGATCATTCAAGTCACTGTCCGCCAGATAGATAAACGGGTATGGCGTACCTTCCGGCGGTAAAAACGTGTCATACACACCGTCTGGATACTGTTTTTTTAATTCCAGAAGCAACGCACTGAATAATTCCTGCTGTGGGTCCATGATGTCACCTCGTAAGCTTTTTCAAATCGGATTTGAACTTCTCTTTCTGCGCTGTGTAGGAAGGACGCATATATGGCTGTGCACTCATGTACCGAGTTCCATACTCCACGTATGCCGCATATTCTGCTGTTGGCTCCACTTCAGCCGTAAGACCGCCATCTCGGATCTCAAGACCAATACTCCGTTTCAGTGTACCGGTATCCACTGGCGCTTTTCTCTGTGACGCCTCCTGCAAAGCTTTTCCGTTTTCCTTTACCACCCGCTTAATATCACTCATCTGCACGTTTTTCTTCAATTTGACCTGCAGTTTCTCCATTCCTTCCAGCTTGATTTTCGGCATCAGACCACCTCCGACAGAATAAAAGTCTGTTTCACGCGAAGTTTCCGCGTATAGTCCACTCTATAGGTTGTGTTCCCGATCCGGATCCGGTCAAACGGCTTCTGGTAATGATTTTGAAGCTGTACGGTCACGCTGCCCTGACGGATTCCTCCGTATACGATCTGCATGATCTCTGCCCTCGTATCCATCACAGAAGCCATTTTCTGCACCTCTGTGACCTGGTCTGCAGCATAGTTTCCGGTTTTCGAATCATATTCGCCCGGCAGGACCCGTTGGAAGAAAACTGGTGTATCATATCTCACAGAAACTTTACCTTTCCCTTTCTTGCCTCCCGCTGGCTGTCCAGATAGGACTGAATATCATCCATGTACCCGGCAAAATCATTTTCTGACCAGGAAAGGCTTTCGCCCTCAACACTGTGAGAGGAGAGCCCTTCCGAGCCGATCCGGTTGAATCGAATGACTGAAACATCCAATATGATGTATTCCATCTCTTCCGGCGGCTCCAGACCGCCAAGAAGAAATTTCAGCCGCTGTTTTGTGGCATTCAGAATCAGCTGTAACTGCTGTTCTGTCTTTTTGTCTGTATCTTCCAGTCCAAGAAGCAGTTTCAGATCTTCGATCATAGGCCGCCTCCTACTCCGTCAAGGAATCTACTGCCTTATTCTTGCTTTTCCCTTTGCCTGCCTTTTCCGGCTCCACCAGCTCAATCAGTGGGATACCACGCAGATTTTCAGCAGATACAAGCTCTGCCAGGCGGGCTTCGGATACCTTGAGTCCCTCACGCGGGAAGGTATCGCCTGCTCTGTATTCATGGTCATTGTCCTGCAAATCAGTAAAATACTCGATTACTCTGTACATATACCATCACCCTTTCTCAGCTCTTCACAGCTACTGTTACGTCGCCAGAACGAACTGCTTTGTAGTTCTGGTCGCACTCAACCAGTGTAATATGATGACCGGTAGTAGATGTGATCTCGGATTCTCCATCCCATTTGCTCCAGTTTTTCACATCATCACCATATTTTACCGCGGTCGCAGATGCTGCATCTTTGTACTTCCAGTAGTTATTCATGGACATGATCTGCTCTTTTACGGAAATCTTCGTCTTTCCAGCTTCTGTTCCTGCTTCAGATGTTACATTCAGAGTTCCAAGTGTCTGCGTATCAGATCCGCCAACGGAAATGCAAGCAATTGCATCCAGATATTCGCAGAACAGACGCAGGCCCATGATAGCGAACATGTCAGAAATTGCTCTCTCGTAGGTGCCCTGCGCATGGAAGCCGATAAAATGAGTAGTCGGATCCGTTGTGTAGCTAAGGCCAGCCTTCACGAACTCAGAATCGCCCGGATCAACATAATATCCGACGATATTATTGAGCGGGGTAGCGATAACAACGTTTTCCGGGATTTCAGAGCTTACGAACACAACCTCTGCACCCAGGAATTTCTTCATGTACTCAAAGCCGAACGCCGTCTGCAGTGTAATGTCAGCAGCACCAACGTATTTATACACATCCAGTGTATTCACCCACACTGCTACGCCTGTAGCCGTTCTTTTCATTTTTTTAAATTTGTCTTTGACTTTTCCGATCGCCATAGCAACCGCCATCTGCCAAGTACTTTCGTGATCAGTCAGAGAACCCGCCTTCAACTGTGTATACAGCTTATCCATGACAACGTTCTGCAGATCGCTTTTAAACTCTTCGTCTGTGTCCTGTACTGCGGCATCGTATCCTTTCTCTGCGATCGCCTCCAGGGTTACGCCCTTGCGGTATTTGTTGATCCTGATGGTATCGAACGGGATCTCTTCCACAGCGTACTGAGAGTACGGGATTTCTTCGCCCTCTGCGACCTCACCGGACTGCAGGGTTCCTGTTACCTTTTTTGTCTTTAAAACAGTATTGTTATCTTTCTTGATCATTCGGATAATGCCCAGGACATCAAGCAGCGCCTGAATGTTTTTGCCGAAAGATGTTACAAAGTCAATCTCGCGGGCCTTTACCTGGATCTGTGCCTGCCCCGTCATGTTATCCGGTGCTGCAAACACCTGCAGCCCTAATTTTCCAATTTTATGCATGTGTATTCCTCCTACTGAAATAATGCGATGTTTTCCGCAATCAGCCGCTGCCGCTCAATCGGGTTGCTGATTGCAAGAATCTGTTCTTTTGTAACAGCGCCCTTTCCGCCGGATCCGCCCTTTGGTGCATTACCCTTCAAAGCATCTTTTACGGCAGCCTGCACTGCGTCCTTGTACATCTTTCCGAAAGCTTCCACAGCCGTCTTGGTATCTTCAGCGCTTTCCGATACCAGATGTGCCAGAAGTTCATCCGGGATGTTGATTTCTTCATCTGCCAGCATCTTTCTGGCTGTTTTTGACATCTCCGAAATCGCGTTCTGCCGTTTCAGATCCGCCAGTTCTTTCTCCAGCTTACGATTCTTGTACTCTGCTTTCTCTTCCTTGGTCATCTTCGCGAGCTTTTCCGCTTCTGAAAGTTTGTCATCAGTCAGCGCCTGCCACTTTTCCTGTGCTTTGGTCACTGCTGTATTTACCGCCTTTTGGACCCTGCGGTCGAACTCTGCACGATTCTCTGCCTGTCCAAGAAAATCATCAAATGACATCTCATTGCCGCTATCTCCAGAACCTGCTCCAGTTCCGTCCTCGTTTCCGTCTCCGGCTCCGCTGCCGTCTCCTTCGCCGTCTGCAAATACCTGCAGGTTGATCATCGGAGATCTCCAACGATTGTTTTTATACTTCATGTTCGGTCCTTTCTGCCCCGTCCCGTTCTGTAATAGCCCCGTGCCGTTGCTCCAGAATCATAGTTTAACGACATTCCGGTCACATCGGTTACACGATCCGGACATACTCCGGAAATTCATTGGCCATCAGACAGATGCCGACAAAAAAGGAATCCACCAGAGTTCTTGCTTTCTCCGATAGATTCCCATACTGTATATCAACCCATCCGGGCGATACTTTGTATTCTATTTCATCCCTTGTCAGATCCTCAATCGAGCGGATCAGCGTCCGCACAAGGCTGGAAACACCCGCACAGACGATGTCCTGCCCGTGCGGTGCGTACATTGCATGACCGGACACCTTAATTTCGTTTTTACGAACGCGCACCTCAATCATTCTCTGATCCTCTCTTTCTTAACAAATGGGCACAAAAATACCACCGGCCTCTCGACTGGTGGTTAATTATACAAATGGAACCATTTCTTTTACGTCTTTCAATGTCCTTTTTGCCTTTTCGATCAATGAATTCTCAAACAGATATGAAATACCTTTGGGCGTGATAATAGCATCCGGCAGATCGCCTAAAAGAACGCCATCTTTCGTATGATTAACAGCAATGCCTTTTACATATTCTTCCGTAATCAGGCTTAAAATGATATACTGCCAATAATTCTCAGGAATATTATAAGCTGATGCTGTAAGGTAACACGCTTCTGGTTTTTCACCCTTTTTCAAGCATTCATACAGATATTTCAGTACCTGGTATACAATCACGAAATAATCATTCTGAGCCATTTGTCCTGTCTCCTTATCATCAGTTGATAATTAACTGATTCTTGCAAGAATCACAGTAAAAAGTATTGGTTTTTTCACGGTCGCCAACAGGAATCATGATTCCTGTTTTACATTTTTTGCACAAAACTTTTTCGCCTTTCCTCAAGAGCTTTACTCTCTCATGAGGCGGAATATTCAGAGTATTCGTCATAAACAATCACTCCCATTTCAGATTCGGATATTTATCATTTATATGATTAATTATATCCTGGAGCACTTTCTCTGTCAATTCAATGTTTTGATGCCTGTACTCGTTCACATAGCATTGCAGTTCTTGACTTTTGGTATTTGGCTTGTTGATTTTGGCATGCGTGGCCTCGTGAATCACCGTAATAGCCGTTTCACGAACCGTTTTGGTATTATCAGCATAAATGTTGATTTCTCCATCTTCGAAAAGTCCGTCCAGTCCTTCATCAACATCAACTCCGTACCATACCTTTATTTGAATATCATTTTCCTGAAGATATTCCAACATTTCCGTTCCGATGCTGGACTTTTTCATTTCTTTCATGATATTTCGAGGTTTGATAACGTCTCGCCCCTTTGATCTGCCATCCAATGTTTGGAATATTCCTTCGTTGTCTTTATATCTTGCCTTTCTGTTTTTCGATGCTTCCCATTCTTCTGTGGTACCACCCTGCTCCAGAAAGTCCAACCATTTCTCATATTCTGCACTGTCTTCATAGGCTGCCGTGGAGCAGTGGCACCGTGGATGCATCGGCGGCGCGTTCGTTCCCGGCATCATATCCTGCACTTTGAAATGCTTACCATCCAACGCCTGGCACCGCTCGCAGACATCTGCATTCCCGCAGGCAACGTATGTATACTCTTCGAATCCATTTCGAATATAGGACTGCTTCTGCGCTTCTGTCTGGACTCTGGCAAGCTCCGTGACCATGAGCCGCTCTGCATCCTCCCGGCTTGCACCGAAGCGTTTCTGCAGGTGCACCGCAAGCTCCCGCGGGTTCTTGCCCTGGATCAGCCCCGTTTTCAACAGCTTATCCAGCTCTGCTTTCAGCATGTCCTGGTACATCCAGATCCGGTCAGAATAGGTGGCATTGTGGAATGACGCATCGACAATTGCCCGCGCCATTTTCCCATTTTCCTGCACGGAATTGCCAAGAATACCCGCCTGCCTGCGAAATTCTTCTATTGTCTGCTGTGTCAGCGTCTTGTCAAAATATTTCTGCAGTTCATCGAAACCGGATACCATTTCCAGCCCGATATTGGCTTTCAGCAGTTCCAGACGGTTGATCTTCATGGTTGCATTGTACAGCCGCATCTCTTCATTCGCCTGGTCGAAAAAATCTTTTTCTTTGACGTATTTCGCCGCTTTCCTGCCATACTCTTCGATATCGAGCTTGGAAACCCTTCTCTTTGCTTCTGCCAGCGAAATCTTCTCAGCATTGGCGTATTTTGCGTAAAATCCATCGATTTCCTTCTGAATCTGATCCGCCATATACGCATAGGTCTTCCGGATCTCTTCTGCATAGGTCTGCTCAGACATCTTATTCTTCTTGGCATGTTCCGTCTCACGTTTCTGCCAGTATTCCTTACTCGTCATCCTGTCCACCGCCGCCAAACATCTGCTTCATCACTGGATCCGCTCTCACCTTGTTCTGATCGGTATCAATTTTCTTGATTTCATCCTGTACATTGTCCACAATAGACAGCATCCCGAGCTGTGTTTCCTGGCTGACCACACCTTCCAGATTCTTCGCGATCTCTGCCTCTTCCTGCAGGTTTGCCGGGAAATTTGGCGTAAAATGTGGATGGATCTTCACCCAGTCATCTTTTTTCATTCCTGAGACCGGATTTGAGAAAATCAGACGATACCTCCGGTTCATTCCACTGGTAAATTTCCGCTCTTTCGTTTTTTCCAAGTTACTCATTGCCTGCAGCTTATATTTCATGGCGATGCCGGAACTGGTGCCAAAATTCTCGTCCGAGATATTGGCCACCATGCTGATATGGAAAATGAGCTTTTCCAGACGATCGATCAGATGCTCCTGCGTGGTATCACCATCCGGTTTCTGAAGAAATTCGACAATCAACCGTTCGGTGTCCCCGTCGAAATTAATGATTCTGTCATCCCGGATATGCGCCACATCGTCTTCTTCCAGCTTGGATCCAAGAACTTTCAGATAAGCATCCGCGAAATAGTCAACATCATTGGCCTTCTCGCTGATCGCCTTATTGTATGCGTTGATCATCGTAAGCACCGGTTCGAAGATTCCCATCCGCTCCTTGTTTTCTACGTACTCAGATGCCGGAACGCCATCAAAGCCGTGTATCTTCTCGTCTGCATCCCAGATCAGCTTTCCCTTTATTGTGAACCATCGAACCTTCGTCTCATCTGAAACGCTGCCATGAAGGATCTGATTCGAATCGTAATACAGCCGCACGAAATACCGTTCCCTTTCCAGCACGGAATCATCGTAGATCATAAATGCATCCAGCGGACTCAAATATGTAATGCCGATGTTTCCGTTCTCATCGACATAATACATTTCATAGCCCTTGCCGAAGATGCTGCAGATTTTGGACAGCTCGGCGTTATTGTCGTCCTGGTCGTTGTACTGGTCCAGGAATTCAACATACTTCGCAACTGCTTCGTTCCCATTGTCGACCTGCATTTTGATGGCATTTCCAATGAAAAAACCATTCATCGTATCCACGATGTATTTCGCAAAGTTGACCATGATCCGATTGTCTGGCTTCCATTTCGGCTTTAACGGCTCATGCAGGATCGGATAGTCCGTCTCGTAGGCCTCCTGCAGTCTGCTGTATCGAAATGCGCACTCTCCGGAATGCCGCATAATAAATTCGTTCAGTTTGGCATCCGTCAGCGTCTCTTCCGACGGTAGCCTATACAAATTCGTTTGCACTTCTATATCCCTCCTTTCACCTTTCTGTTCAGCCGTGGTTTCGCCTTGCGTTCTTCCTCAATGGAGTATCGAAGCATCGCCATGGCATCATCAAAAAATGGAACTGGCTCTTCGAGATAATTGTTGGTACGCTCATCCTTCTTCCACTTCCATTGCTGAATTTCTTTTATTGTATTGACGCAGGACGGGTAAATATGGATTCTGTGCTGTTTCAGGTAATCTATCTGGGCATGCACGCTGTTCGGCTCCTTCTGCACGCCTTTTGCGCGGTATCCCGCCTTCTGCCACATCTTGATACGGTCCGGCTCCGCAGAATCGCACCACATGCGCAGGCGCTTGTTGAACTGCCCCTCCGCCAGCCGGATGATCTCGTCCGTGTCCATCTCATACACGTACAGTTCCCGGCATAGATACAACTCACCATCCTTAAAGCCAACCTCACCGATGCAATTGGCGTGATTGAATCCGAAATCCTGTGCATTGACCATGTAATCGAATCGTTCCGGTGAACAGTCAAATTCTTCAACAACATAGTTTTTGAGGATCAGTCCGGCGACCTCGCCCCATTCCCCCAGGCCATATACCCGATACCCCTCTGGATCCACTTCCTTACGCCGCATCATACGTCTTCGGTAGGCATCATCGATAAAGCGGTTCTGCTCGTAGGTTGACTGATGTGTCAGAACATCCGGATCTGACCGGTCAAAAAACACACGCTTAATCCAGTGGTACACCGATACCGGGTTGAACGTCATCCGTATCTGATAGAACTGTCCATCCGGCAGTTCACCACGGAGACGATCATCAATGATCTCGAAGTCCGCCTGCGTAATTTCCGTGGCTTCTTCAATCCACACATCGGTCAACTTTCCACGCTTGAAAGTAATGGATTTCAGCTTTTCACGCTGTTTCTCATCATTGACTCCACGGAAAATGATCTGATTCCTGTTGATCTTACACTCCATAATCATGTTGGAGCTGTTGATGTACCAATATCTCTTATACTGCTCCCCAAACATACGAAAAATAGCACCCTGCAATTCTGCAAAAGTGCTATCCCTGTTTGTCACGTCCGCCTTTCGAACGCATAGAAGATTTCTTCCCGGATCCTGTATCAGCCGCAGGATATAATTCTGCGCCGTATCAACGCTCTTCCCCGATCCGGCAGAGCCTTTCATAACAATATACCGTTTTCGGCTGCGGTCAACTTCTTTGAAGCCTGGGTTCATCTGGACGTTTATGTTCATCCGGAATCGTCCTCTCCGTAATTAATTGTGATGTTGAGATCCATATCTGTATCCAGCTCAACTTTATCCTTGAACATACCAAGGTGTTTTCCAAGAAGCTCCAGTGCTCTCATCTTATCATTTAATCGGACTTCCCTTTCAACTGACGATCCTTTTTCACCATCCATAGTTTTAACTTTTACTGACTGAATACATGCCAAATCATCTTCTGTGGCATCTGCTCGAATAGAAGCATCTTCAGAATTGATTACTTTTTGCGGATTCACAAAAGCTATTCGCGCCAGTTCTTGGATTACTCTGTCTTGGTTGATACCTGTCCTTTTTGACCTTTCGGCCATTGCCTGCTGAATCGCTTCTGAAACTGGAGTTTTCTGGAGTAATTCATTTCCTATTTCGCTGGCTCTTTGTGAGTTTCCTGCTTTATAGCCAGCTCTGATCGCGGCCTGCGTTGCATTCAGGTCGATCAGATACTCCTCAACAAATCTCTGCTGCTTTGCAGTCAATTTTGCCATCCTGCAACACCGCCTTTCTGCTTCTGCACGCAAAAATTCCCCGCATCTCTGCGAGGAATCCTTGTATAAGAGTAACAAATCGGAGAATCTCCATCCACTGGAGAGTTGGAACGGCAGGATTCGAACCTGCGCCTCGTGCCGGCGTCTCTGCGCTCTCCTTGAGCTACGTTCCAATAGGTGCATGGTACCAATCTGCACCGTGCATCATTCGGACTTTTTCCATGGGCTGATGCCGCCCAATTCAACGGCCAGGCTGTGACACCTGACCGCCGCTCAAAATACATTCACAAGGAGGTAAAGAAAAGATGAAACCCTTCCTGCCGTTCTTCCATGATACACTATAACATTTTGAAAACGGACATTGTGGACATTTCGGACAAACTTTAATTTTTTTCCATAAATCTGTCAAATTCCTTCCGAATTCCCTCTGCAGAGGCTTTTCTTCCGAGCTTTACCGCCACCTGGCTCCAGCTCATATCCTCGAAGACTCTGTACTTGATGATCCGCTGCATCCTCTGCGGGATGTGGTTCATCCACTGCTCCACCTCCACTTTCAGCCGCTGGGCGTTCTCCCGACGCTCCTCCAGAATCTTCTCCTCGTGCCGCAATCTGGCATCCTCCTCATAAGTGAACGCTGTCCCTGCGATCTTGAAGTGCTGCGGATTGTACGGAAAATCGGGATTGCTCCCGGACACGTTCGTCTGCACGATGGTCTGCCGCTTCTTTTTCAGCCGTCTAATGTCCTTTTCCGTCTCTTTGATCAGCTCGCATGCGTCTATGTACTGCTCCAGAACCTTTTTCTCCATTGGTATCACCTCCCCACTTATGTTCTCTTCCGGTTGTTCTGTCTCTCATTCTGATTTCGACCAATTCCAGATGCGACACGTTCAGGACTTCCCGTACAGCCTTGACCACATTCCAAATCGGTCTCGGCAGGCGGCCGGCATTTCGAATCGCCCTGTCTGCGGTCGGATCACGATATCCTTCACCATTCATTGTTTTTCACCTCATCCAAATTCCAGCTGTCCGTCATCGACGAATTTTGTTTTTTTCAAGCTTAGCTTATCCCCCTGCTGTTTTAACCGATCGACACGTGCCTGCTGTTTCAGGTTTGCCATATAATTATCGTCTACTTCCGGCGGAATCTTCAAGAAATATTCTTCTGGAAGCTGCATTCCAGTTTCCTCGCATAATCCGGCAACATCTCTTTTGTAAGAAATGATATGATTTCTAGTCAAATTCATATTGCAGCCATCCGGCCAGAACGGATCATTGCAACCGTTTTCGTTGATATGGTTCCAAGTAGCACATTCGCGGATTATCAGTCTGCAAAGTAATTTTATCTTCTTCTGTTTTTTCCATTCTTCTGTGCTTAATTCTCCCATTTCATTCAGAAGCCCGGTATACCCTTGCCCCGGCCGGAGGCTGGCTCCTTTCTGTTTGTTCTACACTGTCATTTTAGCTCCGCACTTCGGGCAGAACTTCCATTTTGCTTTGATATATTCTGTACTGGATCTTCCTGTTTCAACGGCATCATAACTCTCAACCTGAAAGCCACAACCAGAGCATTCAGCATGGATATAGTCGTTGTGCTCTTCTCTACTTTTCCACTTTGCTTTTTTCATTCTTCCCATGATTCCTGCTCCATTCCGTAAGATATTCTTCCTGCTCCCGGTCCTCTTCCGGATCCTTCGGACGCTCTGGCCGGTTCAGTAACCAGGCAAACAGGCCAACCAACGCACCGCAGAACACAACAATTCCAATCACTGCCATCTACTCCTCCTCTCTGCCCTTCCAGCAGCGTTCCAGTTCTTCCAGGACTGCCATGCATACCTGGTTTACAAACTCTCCATTACCGAACGATTTCGCAAGCTGAGAGCATTCCTGGACGCTCTCAGCATAGTCCTGTTCTTTTCCTGGCCGATTATAATACTTCTTGAAGAATCGCCAGACCTCTGTAAAGAATTTAAAATAATTCATCATGGCAGCTCCTCAATCTTGATGTAAATGCCTGGGATGCGCGCCCAGAACTTTTCCACGATCTCTGACGCAACCAGTGCATCATCTTTCCAGAAGCCTACCGTCGTCATGCAATCTTTCAGCAGCTTCTGCAGATTATCGGTGTCAGGCTTTGTAGTCCGGTATTCTCCGTCCTTATGTTTCTCTCCCTGCGGGAAGCACCATTTTGTAACCAAGCGAACACCTTTCTGATACGGCTCCATGTCTTCCGGTTTGTATTTACACAAATAACCAATCAGTTTCTGTCTGGCTCTTTTTAATTCTGGTGTTTCGTAAAATACCGGTTTCCCATTTACGATTGCAACTTTGTGCTCCTGGTGTGTTATTGTTGGCGGTTCCATCGCCATAAAAAACTCTATCATTTTTCATCTTTCCTTTCCTGCGCGTCTGTACTGGGCGGGTATTCTCCTAACCCGTTGTGGGGGCGTACTCAATCGCCCCACACTTAGGGTGGGAATAACCCGTACAGAGGGCTTTCCCGATTCCCGTATATATATACGTAGTATATATAGGTGCCGGGCGGGCATGCCCGCCACCTAAAAAACAAGGTGTCGGGCAACTTTCTGCCCGATGCCCGTTACCATGATTACTGGCATTCCCGTGACCTATGTTATTTTAGGTGTCGGGCATTTGCCCATGACCTAAAATGTTTCAGGTATCGGGCAAATACAACGTGTATCTTTATTTACCATAAATCCGATTTCTTTTAATGAATTTCGAACCGTTTTTTCCTCCGGATATTTCTCGCCGGTTGCTTCTGCATCCGATTTCAGGACTTCATACAGCTCCTTTACCGTCGGATATTTGTCCTCATGCGTAAACCGGAAATTTTCTATCGCCATCTTATATTTTTCCTTTTTGGCTTTACGCGCTTGCTCTCCTTGTTTCTTTCTGGCTTCTCTACCTTTCTGCCATGCCGGTTTGTCTGCTTCCAGCTCAAGATCTTTCAGCACGCCGATCTGATCCAGGCAGTGAACCGGATACTCAAACCACATGTTGACCGGTTCGAACTTTGGAAATTCCCGAAGTGTCCCTTCGATTCTCCATGCCGTATGGGCCTGTACTGCCGCTTTTGCCTCGGCGATCTGCTTATCCAGGGCTATCTTCTGCCACCGGTCCAGATGCGCCTCGCAGTAGCTTATCATCTGCGCACTGCTCAGTAAATCGTCCTGCGAAAGATCATCCTCCCACTTGAAATGCGCATCCAGATAGTCCGTACACGCCTTACAGATCGCTTTATTTTCTTCCTGTTTCATCAGTGCTTCCGTAGGTTCCAGCTCGATCAGATCCAGCAGGGCATCCGGATCACGGGCAAATACACCGGAGCCAGAAGCACGGTCCATGGACTTCTTTCCGCCCTGGTTTCCTTTACTGTGATGATGGCAATAAATCACCGCGCATCCAAGCTCTGTGCAGACTTTATCAAATTGGTTACAGAAATTCGCCATCTGATCCGCGCTGTTCTCATCTCCTGTGATTACTTTATAAATCGGGTCAATGATAATAGCCACATAGTTCTTCTTCGCAGCACGCCGGATCAGCTTTGGTGCCAGCTTATCCATAGGGACTGATTTACCACGCAGGTTCCAGATATCAATATTCTGCAGATTATCCGGTGTAAAGCCCATTGCTTCGTATACATCCTTAAAACGGTGCAGACAGCTTGCCCGGTCAAGCTCCAGATTGACGTACATGACACGTCCCTGCGCGCAATGCCACTGCAACCACTTCTTTCCTTCTGCGATGGCAATACACAGTTCGATCTGCAGGAATGACTTACCTGCCTTAGACGGACCGGAAATAAGCATTTTATGCCCTTTTCTTAAGATTCCATCAATCAGACACGGTGACAGCTCCGGCAGATTATCCCATACACTTTCCAGCCCTTCCGGCTCCGGCAGATCATCGTTGACACCCTCAATCCACTCATACCATTCATTCCATGACTGTTTTCCGATGTTGGTATCTACGATGAACTGTTTCTTTTCACCACGCTGCACTCCTGGCATTCTGGAAAGTCTCGATGGATTCCGGTTCTGTGTATCCACGTCGATACCGTTTTTCTGGCAGACTTCATACAGATAATCAACCCGTTTTCGATACTCGTTGTAATCTGCCGCATCTACCCGCACAATAGCATGCAGGCTCTTTTTTCCGGAATATACCAGGCAGGCGATCGGAAGTTCTAGCTCCCGCAGGATAGCATTCTGCTGTTCCAGCTCCATATGATCTGACTCTACTAAAGCATACCGGTACTCTGTTACATTTTCATTTTTACAGCCGTTTCCGTCCAACGGATTGAAGCGGATCCACGCCCCGGCTTCCGGATTGTAGTCACCAAGTACTGCGCCAATGTCCCCTTTACAGTCGTTCAGCAATTCAATCAACTGTCCGGCAGTACGGTCCCAGCTGCCTTTTTGTGGCAGCCAGCGCGTACCTTTTTCATCTGTCTTTTCCCAACTTCCGGTAACATAACCTACGTTTTCTCCTGCTTCAAACAGTGTTTCCAGATACGTGATCAGCTGCTCCGCCGGATTCCAGTTGGAAGGCTCCTGTATCTCTTTCCCTTCCAACCAGTTTTTATCTACAACAACACGGTCACTGTCCACCGCGATACTGTCGTTCCAATCCAGTTCATGGCCCTTCTCCGGAACCCATCCATGATCCAGGGCAAGCTGTACGATCGTGCCGCCGGTTACCGGTGAGGATGAGCCGGAAAAGGTTCTCCATTTTTTCTCACATTCATTTGCATGATATCTGCCGTAATCTTTCTGGCTCCAGGCATCCCATACAGATACCGGATACCCTTCCTGTTTCAGAGCCATCCCAACAGAACACCATTCCTGATAAGTAAGCTCGGATGGATTGATATGTTCTATAATTTCTGTAAGGCTCGTCCTCTGTTCCATACTCTTTAAGCTCCTTTATATTCTCTCGGGTTGATATCCATTGGAATCCGCCAGCCATTCGCTGCGATCCTGTCGATCAGATTCTTTGCTGTTTCAAACTGCCAGGTTCCTACATGCTCAAATCCCCTGCTTTCCAGAAAACGGATCTGTTTTGGTGTCGTCAGCCCCTCCGTGCGTCTTTTACTCAATCGATCCAAGATCTTTTCTGCTTTTCCTGCATTCTCGATTTCATCCGGCATAATGCCCAGCTTTTCCAGTGTCTTTTTCTGCTTCTCAGATGGCGGTCCCATTTCCCACCCAAAAGAGGGAACATAGCTGGACAGGTCTTCTGCCTGGATGGACATTTCAAACTGCAGCGGATCCACCAGTTTCTTTTTGCGCTTCTTCATTTCTGCAAGCTGCTTTGCTAAAGCTTCTTCTCTTTGTGCTACGACATTCTCCGATGCTTTCTGTTCCGCTTCTTCGAGATCAACCGGCATGCCTGCTTCTTTTTCCAGATTTTCTGTCATCTGCTGGGCTACTTCTTCATTTTCGCAGATCAGGCTCGCCGGATGGCACAGCTCATGCCGCTCTGTGTGCCACAAAAAATCAAGCAATAGTAGATGGTCTTTTCCTGTTTCCGGAGACAATCGGGTACCACGCCCCACCATCTGACAATACAGGCTCCGCACCTTAGTTGGTCTGAGAACCACGATACAATTCACCGATGGGCAATCCCAGCCCTCTGTCAGAAGCATTGAATTACACAAAACGTTATACTTCCCAGCATCAAAGTCTTTCAAAATTTCAGCTCTGTCCTGGCTGTCTCCATTTACCTCTGCAGCCCGGAATCCATACTGATTCAGCAAGTCACGGAATTTCTGGCTTGTCTTTACCAGCGGAAGGAATACCACTGTTTTCTTATCCATGCAGTATTTCTGCATTTCTTCTGCGATCCCCTGCAGATACGGATCCAAGGCGGTGCCGATTTCGCTTGCTTTAAAGTCTCCGGCCTGTACCGATACACTACTCATATCAATTTTAAGCGGAATAGTCAGCGCCTTGATCGGGGACAGATACCCTTCTTTGATTGCTTTCGGAAGTGTATATTCATAGGCCAGCGATTCAAAGTAAGCCCCAAGGTTCCGCATATCGCCGCGATCCGGTGTCGCTGTTACTCCCAATACATGCGCATGCGGGAAATGCTGCAGCACACGCTGATAGCTGTCCGAAATGCAGTGATGGGCTTCATCAATAATGATTGTATTAAAATAAAAAGGATCAAAGCTGTTCAGACGTTTTTCTCTCATCAGTGTCTGCACAGAACCAACTACTACGCGGAACCAGCTCCCCTGGCAGGAACTCTCTGCCTTTTCAAGCGCACAACCAAGACCGGTTGTCTTCATCAGTTTATCTGCGGCCTGTTCCAGCAGCTCCCCTCTGTGTGCCAGGATCAGAACACGGTCTCCCTGCCGGACACACTCTTCTGTTACTTTGGCAAAGACTACCGTCTTTCCACATCCAGTAGGAAGGACCAGCAGGGTTTTTGATACCCCGCTGTCCCACTGTTCAAAAATAGCTTCCTTTGCTTCTTTCTGATACGGTCTCAGTTCCATTTAAAATCTCCCTGGTGTAAATGCTGGCTTATCCGAGTCTTTCGGATACAGCTTTTCAATGTAGTTGAACTTCTTACTTGGGTCTTTGATTCCCGGCTTCACGCCGATTTTCGCTCTTGCCGTTTTTCCCGGAAGTGCGTTCCAGTTCATCCGGAGCTCTTCGCCCTCTTTTTTCAGGCCAACACCCCGGAACAGCTCTGACAGTTTCCATTCCAGGCTGCTATGTAAGATGTAGTTCTCACGAATCGTGATTTCGCGGTCTGCGTGTACGATGAAGTACACAACTGCCATATTGCATGGCGGGAGCTTTCCTTCTCCTTTGGATCTGCTGCGGTCATATTTCTCGATGGTTACGTTGTAATCCCCCTCCGGGATTGGATCAAAGTTCTGGGAATCCTGTTTAATAGAATCATCCCATCCAAGTTCTCTTCCTTCTACTGACATAATCGTTTTCCTCCTTAATTAAATGGAATTTCCTGTTTTTCTTTCATTTCTTTGTTTGCAGCATAGACCTGGTCCCAGCAGGCTACCAGAAGCCCCTCGATAATGCCAGGATTTACGACATCGTAATCTTTGATCTTCGTGCCGACAGGAACATACCCTTTCGCTTCTACGACGTTCTCCACGTCCCATTCATCTACGTGATAAGTTTCCATCAGATCTCGCAGCGCCTTCGGGATTTCCGGATCCAGACTGCTCTCCCCAGCAGGATCCGGCGCTTTAGGCGGCTCATCCAGTGGAAGATTCATCTGTTCCCCAGTTACTTCTTCTGGCGTTGTCGGCTTCGGAGCTTCCGAAACGGGCTCAGGAGCTGACGCCGTTTTAGGTGCTTCTGCAGCTTTGTACGGTTTCATATCTGCGGAAGCTTTTCCCTGTTCTATAATGCTCTGAATGACTTTGTAGTCAAACGGAACCTCATCCGGCAGACCGAAACGGTTCTTTGCATCCCAGCAGGCGTTGTGTGACGTGTACATGACACGCTCACCGCCCTGCGCTTTCCTCTTCTTTCCCTTGTCATCAACTGCAATGGAAAACGTTTTGTAATTGGCAAACAGCAGCATGTCCGCCCATTCCTTGATCAGCGGCGATGTCTGGGATGTTGTTTTCTTTCCAAGCTTCAGCTCCCATCGATCATAAGCTCCCAGCTCATCCGGCTGTTCAAATTTTTTAATCTGCGCATGTGCTGTAAGAACCACGTTGACGCCCGCTTCCACAACTTCTGAAAGCCGATTCAGGAACCGGCCAATCTCCTCTTTTACATAGGTATAGCCGTTTCCATACCCGAAATCCTCGATTCCAGACTTCCGATGCTTATCGCAGATAAACTGGATGCACATAGATTCCGCCCAGTCGATCGTGTCAACCACAAGCGTTTTACACACGTCCGGATGCGTCCGGATGTAGTCCACCTGGTCAAGAAGATTCTGCCAGCTTGTAGCTTTTGGCAACCGGGCAACATCCATTGAGTTCGTGCTACCCTCAGTGTCAATGAACACCGGATCCGGGAATTTACTGGCAAACGTAGATTTTCCAATTCCTTCCGGACCATAAACCACAACTTTTTTTGCACAGGGAATCACACCTTTGATAATTTCCATTAAAATACACCTGCCTTCCATGATTTCTGCTGTGGCTGTTCAGCCTGCGCCTGTCCAACTACATAACCGTCTTCGATAATGATGCTGCATTCATCACCGGTACTTACCCTAGTAGCGATCGCCTGCAGCCCCTCGCCCTCCAGCCAGGAACCAAACTCCTGCAGTGTCTGCAGATCCATCTGTTCCAGTTTGTCCAAGAGAACAAAGCCACACTCCGGATTCAATTTCCGGACAATGGCAGTTGATACCATCAGCCGTTCAGAACCGGACATGTTGTCCCATTTCTGCCCTTTATACACCAGCTCGCCTTCCTTTACCGACAGTTCCGGAAGTGGCAGCTCTGCAGACGAAAGCAGATTTGCTTTTTTCTCCCTGATAGCATTAATTTTCTCCGAAAGCTGGTCATACTGACGGCGGTATTCTTTTGAATCATCCTCAGCCTTCTCCTTATCCAAATTTGCGCGTACCATCCGATTGATCTCCTCGATATTGGAAATGCTGTCTTCCAGATCCTTGGTAGACTGATCTACCAGATCGGCAGCTGATTTTTCAGCAATTTCCAGATCCTTTACCAATTGCAGATGATGCTGTTTTGCTGCTTCCAGCTGATCAGACAACCGCTTTACCTCTTCATAAGCGCGTTTTACCTCTTCCCGGATCTTTCCTGCCTGTTCTCTTTTCCTTTGATTTTCTCCATTCTGAGCAAGAATGTCCTGCTGCTGCCGGATCAGCGCAGATGGTGAGACCAGATCCTTGGGTGCTTCTGGGTAATATGGCTGTTCTTTGGCGAACTTTTCTTTCTGATCCGCAGTCCGGCCGATGTACAGCCGATCCTGATACAGCTCTTTTTCTTCTTTCTCTAACTCCGCCAACTGGTTACCAACGCCGATGATCTGCAGCAACGTCTGTGCTTTTTCCTTCCCGGAGCTCTCCATGAACTTCGGAAGATTCAATGCCAGAGACTCGACAAAAGTGTTCAACAACGACTGTCCGGCCTTCTGACCGCTTGGATCCGTTACCTTCAACGCACTGTTCTTGCCTTTACGTTCAACGATCAGACCGTTGTTCAATACTATTTTTAAGTTTGGCGGGATGATGGATCCATCACGCGTTGCATCTGATGGTCTGAAGTTTTCGCCCCCCAAAGCCCATGCAATGGAATCCAGCACCGACGTCTTACCCTGGTTGTTTCTGCCGCCAATGACAGTCAGACCATTTGCCGTCGGTTCCAGTTTCACTGCTTTGATTCGCTTGACATTTTCAATTTCAAGCTTATTGATTTTCACTGACATTTTTCTTATCCTCCTTGTCTTTGTTAAAGTAATTCCAAACCGTCCCTGCACTACAGCCCATTTCGTCTGCAATCTTTTCATAGGACCATCCGGCGTTTCGAAGCGCCGTCATCTTTCCAGTGTCCAGCTTCCTCTTCCTGCCCTGTCTAACAGGGCTTTTCGGGGGGGCGTTGGTTTTGCCTCTGCTTTCTGTTCCGGTTCTTTTTCCGGCTTCTCTTCCGCCTTAGTCTGCGGCTGTTTCATAACCGCAAACACAGCACCGGCCTCTGCAGCAGCACGGACTTCCTGCATAGTCATCCCGCTGATGGCCATCGGCTGCATGACATAAATATCATCATGCATGCCGTGCATTGTCAGATCCACGGCTTCGCTATATTCAACGATCTGCATCATTTTCCTCCTTCATTCACCGATCCGCTCCGGATCCATGTAGCGAACACACGATTCCGGCGCTCTTCTTCTCGTTCTTCCCGCTCCTCGCGGCACTCTTCAATATAATCGCCGATCTTCTTACCAGCGAGCGCAAGAAGAAACATTCCGACTCCCAGGGCGGCGCGGCCCCACAGATCCGAATCCACGCCGCCGATGTAGATCCATGTACCAACCGCGCCGACCGCCAGCGCCGTTTTATCTGATCTCTTCATTTCTGCGTCCTTTCATACCCCATCGACTCCACCGCGGCTTCCATCCGCTGGCGAACGATCTCTTTTATTTTTTCTTCTCCGAGTTCCTCTGCTGTATACTGCTGTCCTCCGATTGTGATCCGAGTAACAACCATGATTTCTTTCATAAGGCACCACCTCTTCCTTATCTCCTTATCGTATGCAACCCGGCTCCGTAATGATTTTCTATTGATTCGTAACCATTTTTGAGCTATTATGTAGTTGCAAATTGTTTTTTGTATTCGTCCCATGGGAACTGGTACTTCCTGTGGGACTTTTTTCAAAGACATCATTAACGTGAAAGGATAAACCATACCATGCGCTTTTTAGCATTATTTCTTTTGGTTGTTGCATATAAATTTCTTACAAATTTAATGCATTATTTTAGAATCAAAAAACTACAAACATATTTTTCTGAATTTCTTGATCATAAATGCGACAATATGAATCTCTATCGTCAAGAAGTGCTTTCCTTGTTTGAAAAAGCTCATGTTAAAGATAAAAAAATTCCTGTATCTGAGCATATTGGAAACCGGCAAATTGTTTCTGGAAACGTAAGCACCTTCTCTATGTTTCCAAGTACACGTGTCGCATTTTCTGTCACTACGCTAAACATGTTCGAAGAGGCAGAAGGCGTGTTCCGAAAAAATATGCTTGATAGTTTCAATCCGTTTTACTGGATTGATTTAATCGTTTTCCTCCCAAAATCATTACTGGCTTATATTGGAATATCCTCTGAAGTTACCGCTTACAAGATATGCAATGTCCTATTTACCTTCATCTGGTGGATACTCGGAATTCTTGTTGTTTATTTCAAACCCCAACTCCAAGATTTCGTTATCAAACTGGTGCGAAATCTTTAAAATGAATTTTGATAATATAACAAGTCCTCTTGCATTCCCAGTCTCTGCTATTTTCGCTTGTGAAGATAGCAGATTTTTTATTGCCTGTTCTCTTATAAATGAACCATAATTCATTTTCAAACAAATTCCTTTCTTTTGTGCTACAGAAGGCACTTCGCATCAACCTCAAGCGCCGCTGCGATGCGGACTAAATCACTTACTTTAATCAGCTTCCGTCCGTTAAGCATATCGCTCAGCCCGTGTGCGCTATATCCGGCCTTTTCAGAAACATGTACCTGCTTCAGCCCTTTTTCAGCGATGATCCGTGCAATGTTCTCAGCTACCGGACTGTTACACTCCGTTATCGTCATCGCTCATCCCTCCTACAAATTTATTCACGAAGTAGATCTGTGCCTTTCCGGTTGCCTTCGGTGTTCTGGTTACGATGTTGCAACCGTTTCCGTCAATGTGCGTACTCTCTTTGATCTCGAACAAGCCCATGTTCATCGACTTCTGCGTTGGCATATTCCAGTCAGAACCTTTTCTTTTAATCAGGTATCCATGGTTTCTCAGATACTCGAAGAGACGCTTCGCCCCAATATCCACGCCATTCTGACGCAGGAGCTTTGCCAAGTCGCCGATCAAAATCGACGTGTGGCTTGTCTCAACGGCATCGGCAAAAATAACCTTCGGTTTCATTCGCTCGATTGCCTTGTTCTGCTCCTCAATCGTCTTCTGAGCTTCCAGCACCGCCAACGCAAGAAGCTCTTTTCCCTGCGGGGCTGGCGTCCGATAACCGCCGGTTTTGCGAATCGCCGGAAGGACTTCGGAAGTTACCCAGTGCTTGAAGCGCTGCGCGCTGTCCAGTTTACTTCCGAAAATCAAGGCGTATAAGCCGGATTCGTTGATAGTTACCAATTTTTGGCGTCCCGAGGGGGTGTCCATTTCGTTCACCCCTCTGTCTTCTTCCAATACATGATCACGAACTGCTTTTTGCGGATAGCTATATCCCAATGCCAGCGCAACATCTTTTCCCACGAACCATGGTTCACCATTAATAGTCACTGTTCGGACAGCTCCGAACTCTTCTGAATTGAAAATTTTTACTTTGTTCATTCTTCCTCCTATTATTTCCATTGTAATATTTTTGTTACAGTGTTAGAATTAGTCTGTACCCTTATATGGGCAATGAAAGGAGCTGGTTATATTGACCAAACTTTTGACTTTGCCCTGTTCCCTTTATGAGCTATCATAGTCTTTCTCATATTCGTCAGCTAATGGGCTAATCTTTTATTTGCAGAACTAAGACTGCGTAAGTGACGAAATATTTTATAGAAGCATTTGGCACTACAGATGTGATTGAACATGTATGCAACGGATCGGGGCTTCGGCAACGGTTGGGGGCTTAAGTGAACAATCTGCAAAATATATAGGGTAAACAAAATTAGGCAAAAACTGATAGAATAGTGCTTCTGTCAGTTTTTTGTTCACTTGTCAGTGTCTTTTTAAGACACTTTTGAATCAAAAAAAATTGCATCCACATCCTGTGCCGTTAAATTATATCTCTCTTTCATCATTCGTATTTCGCCCTGCGTAAACTCTGCACCTCTTGTTTCATTTAACTTATTTGAAAAAGTAGGCCGCGCAATGCCAAGATACTCTGCCAATGTCTGTCCCGTATCATCAAACAGTTTCATTACAGACTCTAATTTTTTCTTATTCATTTTTTTCACCTCTTTCTGTTTCTTGAATGGTGTCTTTTTAAGACACTCAAATAATATCATAGCTACAGCTGTCTGTCAATACACTTTTTCGTCTTTTCAAGACACTTTTTAAGATTTTTATTGCATTATCATTAAAAATGTAGTAAAATTAAGACACTTCAAGGAGGTGCTATATATGTGTACAATGGCAATCAGAATCAAAAAATGTCGTTTGGAAAATAATTTAACGCAGGAAGAACTCGCTGAAAAGTTGGGATTAAAAAAATCCGCTGTTGCAAAATACGAAAATGGGCGTGTTGAGAATATAAAACGTTCCACCATCGAGGAAATGGCTCGCATATTCGATTGTACACCATCTTACTTAATGGGCTGGGATGATATGAACACTACTGTTGCTGCACATAAAGATGGGGATAATTTTACACCAGAAGAATTGCAAAAAATTGAAGAATACAAAAAATTGCTTATTGCAGCACGGCCGAAGGAGTGATTCTTTTGACTTATGAAGAAATGCAAAAATCACATAATGATTTGAATATTGTAGAACTTGATCTATCAGAAGTGTCTGGATTAAAAGGATTTTATTATGCAGGAAATATAGCTATAGAGAAAAAACTTTCATCTATTGAAAAATCTTGTGTTCTTGCTGAGGAACTTGGTCATCATTATACAAGCTATGGAGATATTATGGATCAGGATATTGTTCAGAACAGAAAACAGGAACTCCGTGCCCGTCTCCGCGGATATGACCTGCAGATCGGTTTGATCGGCATCGTCGAATGCTACAAACACCACTGCCGTTCTCTCTACGAGATGGCCGAATACCTACAGGTAACAGAAGAATACTTAAAAGAAGCTCTGGAATGCTACAGCAGAAAATATGGAGAGAATCTTGTTACAATAGATAACTATGCAATCCGGTTTGTTCCATCTTTACATGTGATGGAATTCTGGAAATAAAATTTAACATGGAGCTAAAAATATGGGTAGAAAAATATCTCAAGAAGCTTTACGCAAACACAAAGAAGAATCTTTAAAAACTCTCGAAACTTATATTGACTCTTTAATTAATGATGAAAATCCCAAAATTCAATCTAAAGCAGATAAATTAAGCTTTTGGCTTGAACATTGGACTACATTTCTTTCATTTGAATCAAAATTTCGCTCAACTTCTCTTCGTAGATACAAACGTGGGGAAATCATAAAAGTTCATCTCGGCTATAATATCGGAAGCGAGGAGGGAGGCTTGCATTACTGTGTCGTTGTTGAAAAAAATAATTCTATTAATTCTCCTGTGATAACTGTAGTCCCGTTGACTTCTGTTAAACCTGCCACTGATGTAGAACATTTAAAACCAGGATGCGTATATCTTGGGAATGAACTTTTTACCAGCTTAAATTCTAAAATTATTACGACTCAAAAACATCTTAGCTCTAATATTGCAAATGCTCAGGAACGTCTTGAGCATCTTAAGCAAATTGCACCATCTGATTATTCTTCTGAAAATTTTTCAGAATTGGATTCTTTGCAAAAAGATCTTGCAAATATGCGCAGGGAAAGTTCTCTTCACTCAAGAATGCAAACTGAAATCAACAAAATGAAAAAAGGTAGTATTGCTTTGGTTGGGCAAATAACAACCATTAGTAAGATACGAATTTATGATCCTAAAACCAATTATGATATTTTAAGTAATGTTAAATTATCAAATGAGATGCTTGATCGCATTGATAACGAAATCATAAAAAAATTCACAGGTTTAAAAAAAATATAAATTTTTTTGCATATTTTATTGACATTTACATATATTTGGGTATAATGAATAGGAAAACAAAGCCGATATCCGGCAGTATAGAAGACATCGCCCTCAGGCAACTGACGGGCAACTATTCATTAGGAAGACCCTGTAGAAATACAGGGTCTTTTCCGTATTTGATTTTCAAAAAAGAAAAACCGCCTTGGTGTTCACAGCACCAAGACGGCTCAGTAACATTCCGAAGAATGATACCGTTTCTCAACAAAACATATTGTATCATCTTCGGAAACGCCAGACAAGCAGAACGTTTGTTTTGGTGTTTTTCTTATACCCAAAATTAAAGAAGGTGATATTATGTCAGCACTTAAAAATGGTGCTCTCTACATCCGCGTCAGCACCGCGGATCAGACCGAACTCTCTCCGGATGCGCAGCAGCGTCTGCTCCTGGACTACGCGAAGAAGAACGGGATTGTCATCGCAAAAGAGTTCATCTTCGAGGAATCCGTCTCCGGCCGGCATGCGGACCGGCGGCCGAAGTTTCAGGAGATGATCGCCCTTGCGAAGCAGGACTCCCACCCGATCGACGTGATTCTGGTCTGGAAATACAGCCGGTTTGCCCGTAATCAGGAGGAATCCATCGTCTACAAATCACTGCTGAAAAAGAGCAATGTAGATGTGATCAGTATCTCAGAGCCACTGATCGACGGCCCGTTCGGTACGTTGATCGAGCGTATTATCGAATGGATGGACGAATACTACTCGATCCGTCTATCCGGTGAAGTCCTGCGCGGTATGAAGGAAAAAGCCCTGCAGCATGGCTACCAGGCAACGCCATGTCTCGGATATCGGGCCGTGAGCGGCGGCAAACCATTTGTCATCGATGAGACAGAATACCAGATTGTCAAGTACATCATGGATCAGTACGACTTCGAGCATCTTGACCCGACAGCAATTGCCCGCAGATGCAATGACCTTGGATACCGCACCAGACGCGGAAATCTCATGGAGCGCCGCTCGATCGAACGTGTACTGCGTAATCCTTTCTACGCTGGTACCGTGGTCTGGAACGGGATCTCTTTCGACGGCACACACGAGACGCGGCTGGATCCGGCACGCTATCAGGAGCGTATCAAGCGCATGGATGCCCGCAGACGCTCTCCTAAGAGCCGCAACCCATCAACCTGCCGCCACTGGCTCTCCGGTCTCTTAAAGTGCCCAATTTGCGGTGCTACGATGACGGTAACAGCCGGAAACACATCTTGTCCGTACTTTCAATGCTGGAAATACGCAAAAGGTTTCCACAAAGGCTCCAATTCAATCACCGTTGCCAAGGCAGAGCGAACCGTCTACCGCTACTTCGATGATATCCTCGCCGGTGCGGATTTCTCCTTCACTGTCCGCGACCGGAAGCAGGAGCAGGAAGACGATGAAACCATCCAGCGGCTGCAACAGGCCCTGGAGCATCTGGCTGCCCGCGAAGCTCGCGTGAAGATGGCTTATGAAAATGGGATTGATACGCTGGAAGAATACGGTGCCAACAAAAAAAGGCTCGCCGAAGAACGGCAGAGCCTGCAGGAAGAACTGGACCGCGTGCTTACGCCCGCCGCCCCGCCGGAAACAATCTCGAAAGAAGATTTCCGGAAAGAGATAAAAAACATCAATGATATTCTGAAAAATCCAGAGGAACCAGCCGAGAAAAAAGGACTTCTGCTCCGCTCCATCGTGGATCGTATCGTCTATGAAAAAGCTTCTGGGACCATGTATTTCGACTTTTTCGTTTCCTGATTCTTCCTTTAAAAAATCCCGCAAAGCCGCATAAACACTGGATTTTCTGGCTTATCATCTGGTACGGAACTCCGGGCCACCATACTGACTCATGATAATTTGGGCGATTTTTGGGTTTGGTGTCGTGATGTTTACAG